CTTCTTCAGTAGCAGTATCAGAAATAGCAGATCATCCAGATGGTATAACAGCAGTAGCAGCAAATACAGATGCTTGGAACTTATACTTAGCAGCACCGTTATTTGCACTTAATCTAAAAAATATAGTAGCAAACTTAGCAGGATTAACTGTTTCTGATTATGTGAATGTAGACGCTTTAATAGCAAGTTCAGCAGCATTAACCGCAATAGCCGCTAACGCTTCAGCAAGTCAGGCACTATCAACAAGTTCAGATGCAATAACAACATTAGCCTCAAGTGCAAACCTTAGTATTATTTTAGGTAGTGCTACTGCAATGACATACTTTGGAACAGAGGCAATTTTACAGACATTCCTAGCAGTACCATCAGCAGTTTCGGTAGTGTTTGGTAGTTCAGTAGCTAAGGGAGTTATAGTAGCATCTGATATCTTAATGGACTTAGTAGCAGCAACCCCAGCAATCACAAGTTACTTAGCTGGAATAGCTGTTACGGCTATACCTAGCAACCTGAATTCAGTTGGCGCAAATAATGTCTTTGGTGGTTTCCCTGACAAGTTCATTACACTGTCAATTAGAGCGAATAACATTGGGGCGATCGCAATGACCTTCACCCTTGCTGGAACACCACTAGCAGGTACAGCTTATGGAAATGTGGTTTCAGCTTCTGGAACAGTGACAGCTACCGCAGTATTAGGATTAAGCAACCCAGCCACATGGAAAGCTTCAGGTATAGCAGCAACAGCAGCAGCATCACCAGAAGTAACTTATGTAGATATGACATAGGACAATGCCACGGGTTAATTAATACCCCCACACCCAGGTAATATGGGTATAAGATTAAAGGATAAACCTTAATTACAATACTAAATCAATTTATTAAAACACAGTTAAGATAATAACATCATGGCAAACACACCTCAAGTAAATATAAGTGTTAAAAATAATCTTACACCTCAAACCGATGCTGGAGATTTTATAGCATTTGTATCAGGAGTTACAGTAAGGGGGAAATTAAACTCTCCTGAAAATGTAATATCATCCTGGCCAGAATTCGTAAAGGTTTATGGATCATATTTAGAAGACTCAGATTTTCCTCACATTTGTAAAAGGATGTTAGATAGGGGAACAAAATTAAGGGTTAACAGTATAAAACATTTTACTGATATAACAGACCTTTCAACTCTAGAAGCTACCAAGCCAACTCTCTTTAATATATCCTATGATTTAGTGATAGATGCGGTTATGGTGGATGGGGATCAGTTCATTATAAACATCGGCCCAGACTTCGCCCGTAGGTTTCGTTTTAATGCCACTCATGCATTTACCATGGGGATAATAGGGGCTGTATTATTACAAGAGGTACCTCAGGTATTAGCTTATACCTTCGATGGTACAACTGATGGCGGTACTTTAACATTAGTAATGGCAGATGATTCTACAGTAGATGCCAGTATTTATGCAGATACACCAGTAAACGTCGCAATAACTCTAACCTCAACCGCAGCGTTGATTACTGATGGAGTGAATACCTTATTCGGGTTGCTACCTATTTCCGAGGGTATAGATGGTAATAATCTTTCTTTACAAATCAGTAATGCCTCTAATGGATCACCTGAGGATTTCAATTTAGATATTAGGCATTCGGCAGAACCGGCTTTAAATGAATCCTATACAAACCTTAGAATACCAGGAACCCCAACTATTGAAGCCTCTACCTATTTAAATGACATTGCACTAATATCCAATTTCTTAGAACCTAGTTATTTAGACAATTCAGGCTTAACCGGACCCTTAAGACCAGTCAATGCTATATATACCTATGGTGGAGCTACCAATGGCGGGCCTATAGTTGCAGCGGATTATGTTGGAGATTCTGCGGTTGGAAATGGGAATTATGCTTTTGATGAATATGACGATGGGTATGTATTAGCATCACCAGAGATTTCAACCAATGCGGTTAATCTTGCCGGAATTGCCTATGCATCTGGAAGGAAAGATATTTACCATATTACCCACCTATCAGAATCATTAACCACATCTGATGCTTTAATTGGTGAGAAAGATACCTGGAATTTAGATTCTGTTTATTCCATACCAGTGGGTGGGGGTTTAAGAGTACTAAACCCTATCACCCAACTACCCGAAGATATTTCAGAAGCGGGGGATTTAATAGGTACAATGGCTTATACCTTTACCGAAGAACAACCTTGGTTTTCTCCAATGGGTAAGAATAGGGGGGTGGTACCAAATGTATTAGGAGTAATTAATAACTTCGGATCTATTGGTAAATTCAATGATCTAAATGATTTAGCTGGGAAACAGATAAACATGGTAATCGTTAGAGATCAGAAGGTATTCTTTCAAAATAATACCAATGGTAGAGTAACCAATGATGCATACCAACAAGCTTCAGTTGCCATGGGTATACTATTCTTTAAAAAGATTCTTAGACCTATCTTAGAGGGATTCCTAGATGAACCAGCGGATATAGCAACATTCCAGAGATTATACAATACGGTTAAACCCACATTAGAAAGATGGAAAACCGATAGAGCTTATGAGGATTACCAATGGAATGGAGATCAAGGAGCAAAGACTTCGGCAGACTTTCAAATAAATGATGCCAATGATGTACAGAATGGTAAATACAAAATACAATTTGCCATTAAACCAATTGGAGCTTTAAAACTAATCGACCTTGAAATCACCTTAAGTGATGCTGGGGTTCAATTTAACTAAAATAATATTTCAAACATATCATGGCACAAATAGACAACCCGAGAAAGAATTTCCAATTCTCAATAATTATAGCACCTTTACCAATGAACCCTTGGTTGGCTCAAAAGGTAACCATTCCGGACATCACAATAGATGTCGTGGAACATGGAGATGCTGGGCATGACATTAAAACTGGTGCAAGAAAGAAATATTCTACCATCAACATTGATAAGATTGCAACAACTGATGGTTCAGATAATTATTTCTTTGACTGGGCAGCTTCAGTAAGAGATGTAACTATTGGTGGGGGTTTACCTCCTTCTGCTTATAAGCGGATAGTTACAATCACTGAATTAGCCGAAGATGGTCAAACCATTATTAACACATGGATAGGAACAGGATGCTGGCCTTCTAAAGTTAATGGTTATGAATTAAATCGTATGGGATCAGAGAACACCATAGAGGGGGTAGAACTCTGCGTGGATGTTCTTGAGAAAATATAAAAAACAATAATTTACCTATATCTAAAAATAAGGCGATCCATATGGTCGCCTTATTTGTTATAATCCAAAATCCAAAATCTACAAAGTAAATGGAAACAAACACCCAAGAACAAAGCGCAAAGGAAATAACCACTATAGCGTTATACGGAGACACCAAACAATTTTATGCCCCATCAGGCTACAGTTATACTATCCAAGAACAGAATGGAGACCATGATGCCTTATTATCAAATGTAGGATCTTCAATGGCTGGGGATAACTATGACAACTTTGTTGCCAGTATAGTTATCAAAACCGATTTTACTACCCATGGTAAACTAACCATTAAGGAAGCAGGAAATTTACCTTCATTGGATTTCGCTTTTATTATCCTACAATCTCGACTACATTCATTAGGGGATGAGATTAAGTTTACCTTTGAATGGGAAGCGGGGAAGCCAATTCAGTATGTGGATAACCTTCAACAATATTTACCTGATTACAAGGCACACAGTGATGATGAGTTAGCCAATTTATTTATGAAGAATAAATTAGCTTGCCCTATGTACCCTGAAAGGGATAAGCAGGTGATTGAATTTACTACTCTTCAGCAGAACAAATTTAGATTTAGTATATGTACTAGGAATATGGAGAAGAAGTTACTAGAATTAGCTCAAGAAGATCTAACGATTAACACTAAACTCTCTATTAGAAACTTAGAACAATTGCAGAAAGATGGTGAATGGATTAAAGTACAATCCTTTAAATTTATCAAGGCTAAAGAGATGAGGGTTATCAGGGGTTATCTAGAGAAATTCGATCCAAACTTTAATGCTGTATCGGAGATAACTAATCCAAAAGATAATCAGAAACATACCATATCTTTCTTAGAGCTTCCTGATTTTTTCTTTCCAGCAGAGATTTAGAAGCAGACTACTTCTTCTTGAGTAAGCACAATGTCAATATGGATTATTTCAGATTTCGATTATTACCTTACTCCAAACGGAAGAGGTTACTCAATCTCTGCGAAGAACACCAAATAAAAGAACAAGCAGAAATAGACAAACAGAAATAAGTAAACTATAAATAATGACGGGTATTTTCGGAAATAGTAGCATTGGAATCGGGGTATCTATTGGATTAATCAATAGGTTCTCAGGACCCGCAGCTCAAGTTATCCGAGATACCCGAGCATTATCTGCCGCCCAAACCAGATTATATAAACAAAACCTTGCCCAAACAAGGAATGTTAATGCAGTAGGAGCGGGAATAGGTATAGCAGCTCTTGCCGGAATAGGTAGGTGGACAAAGGTAGGAGCCGAGTTTAAATACATCATGGCCGCTGTGGGTGCCGTTACCCAATCCACCGATAAACAATTATCCGGGTTATCTAAAACAGCCAGAAAACTAGGTAAAGATACCATGTTTACGGCTAAAGATGTGGCTTCGGGAATGAAGTTCATGGGTATGGCTGGGATGAATGCTCATGAGGTAGAACAGAATATTGGAGCTGCCGTATCATTAGCTGGAGCAACCCAATCTTCATTAGGGGGTAAAGGGGGTTCTGCCGATATAATGACTAATGTCATGAAAGCCTTTGGGGCTAAACCTGAAGAGGCTATGAAATATGCGGATATGCTTACCACTGCAACCGTATCATCCAACACTTCCTTATTAGATCTAGGGGAAGCCCTGAAATATTCCTCTGCCACATTAAAAACCATGGGCTTTGGGCTTGGTGATGCAACAATGATGGCGGGTATTTTGGGTAATGCAGGTATACAAGGTTCAATGGCTGGAACAGCTATGGAGAACATGTTAAGGTATATCACCAAAGCTTCTGGAGAATTTAAGACAAAGAAACAAGGTAGGGCTTTAAGTATTCTGGGTTTACAACCTTCTGATTTAGCCGATTCTCATGGTAATCTTAAAAATCTAAAGGATATCCTTAAAACAATAGGAAACCAGGTTGAAACCATGGGGTCTAAGGATAGAAAGCATGCCATGAGTCAAATGTTTGGGGGTATAGGTAACATTAAGGGACATAATGCCATGAATCAACTCTTTGGAGTAAGAGGTAATAGAGCTGCTGCCCTATTATTATCAAACCTAAAAGATGTAGATAGTTTATATGGGAAAATTACTAATTCCTCTGGTACATCTAATAGAATTATGGCGGTGATGATGGAGACTCTACGAGGTAAGACATTACAATTAAGTTCTTCCTGGGATGATTTCAAGATAGCCTTCACTGAGGGATTAGCTCCAGTATTAATTATTGGTGCCGAAGTCTTAACCATGATTGTTAAAGCTGTAACCCATATCTTTAATGTACCTATTCTAGGAAATTTACTTGCAATAGGGATAACAGGTTTCATTGCACTTAAAACCGCTACCATGGCATGGGCTGCTGTATCTGCGGGAATGAAATTAATGTTCATGAGTAATACCGTGGCATTTAATGGGTACAAGGCATTAGTGGTTACCGGGTATGGTCAAATGGCAACAGCTGCAAGAGGATTTGGAGCAACAGCCGGGGCAGCAGCAGCAGCATCAGGAGCAGGTGGGGCAGGCGGGTCGCTACTAATCGGGGGATTACTGGGTAGGAATGGA